ACTCTCGCCATCGGTTGTGAAGCTTAACTACATCCTCTCGTGTCTTTGGTAGACATCTGAGGTAGACGGGCGAACAATCGAGACCGCGAAACGCATCCATCCCACAACTTTCTCGGAAATACCCAGAAGAGAAACTCTTCTGGGTGTTCGGTTGAAAGCCGAACATCTTCAGGGCGTCTAAGACGCTTGAGAAATGCTCAGTAGGGCAGATGATATCGTCACCGTAGACACTGACGTTCGGGGAAACGACGGACCCAATTGCGTAGAAGAGTAAACTCTCCAACTCAAAGGTGAAGCCGTTACCCATAGAAGAGAACTTTTCATTCTCTCGCCAACCGTCAGGCCACATGGTCCACTTGCTGCGTAAAGCGTCAAGAAGGTCAAACCACTCGCGTGGCAGAACCATCATAACGACATTCCTGGCAAGTGAATCACTCGCTCCTTTAAGATCAATCGTGGCAAGATGCCCGGTTTTACTTGAAAGAGCAGCACGGCGTTGATTTACGAACTGATCATCTAAATTCACCCCTACCCTTTTGAGGCGGTGGCGAAGATAGTCTCCAATGGCTAATTGGAGGCGAATATTTGCATGAGGTTCATAGCAAATAGTCCTATCAGTCTTCGCGTTTTTCGGGACAGTGATAAGCGTGTTACCCCTAACTGGGACAAATGCTTGGGAAAGCACTGTACAAGGGCCATCGGCATTAAGAACCGATGCCCCCCAGGAAGGAGATGATCCCACGACCGAAGCGGCTGTGGGAATTGCTGCCACTGTGCAGTCTAGCTGGCCCCGGTATTTTCCTACGGGGTTCACGTCAATGCCAGAGACGGACGATGTCCGCCCTGAAGACCATCCGATATCTCGGAACATCCCAGGGCGTAAGGGTCCAAGAATTGAAGCTACTTTGTCACAGACCTCTGAAAATAGAGGAACTGTCAGGTCGTTCACACGACCGTAGAGCAACTCTCGGAACCGTTCGTTCGTACTTTGGCAAAGACGCTCGGCCTCTTCGGCCGACTCGATCGCCACAGCTTTCGTATCTATTCCGGTATTAAGATCTGAGCATTTAGCAAAGAACTTGACAGCGGCATAGGCCCGGCGAAAATCGCCAGGATATTCGAACTGTAGGGGATCTATGGAACGCTCTACCAGCTGGCGGTGTTCACCGCTGCGGTAGAGAAGCCAGGAAGACAAGGAATGTGGAACATCCAGCGATTCCAAGAAATCGAGGACCACCATATCACGCTCTTTCGCAGTGATGCGAAGTGAGATTTTAG